TGGTCCACCGTCTGAGCGGTGCCGGCGACGAAAACGTTGATGGTGAAAGTCGCAGCTTTGTCGGTGCCTGTTCCAGCTCCTTGCTCAAAGCAGAAGTACAGGACTCGGGTAAGGGTAGGGGAGCATTTGATCGGTGGTCCTCCTATGGTGTAGCTCAACAATAACGCGTGAGCGTCGTGTGAGGAGGTCCCAGCGTTGGCAACTATTTTCGTCAAAATGTTCTCATCAGCTGCGGGAGCGGTGTCGCTGACGACGCAGGCCCAACGGATGCGCGCGGCCATAGTACCGTGATATTCAATCTCGACCCGAGTGATCTGAGCGTCGGGGAGTAGGCCTGGCAGAGCCACATTGTGCGTGGTGTCAGGGTTGGTGCCAGAGAGAGGTACGGTGCGGTAATTGTACGCAGCGGTGGCAGAGTTAGGCATGTCGAAGGTGGCGGTAAGCTTTGTCTCATTGGGTCGAGGAATTGAAGCCGATACCGGGCCGATGCGAGCTTGGCGAACTGGTGCGCGGGTGGTGCGGGGACGACGAGGAGCGGGAACTTTCTTGGAGTGAGAAGCGCCGGGATTACGAATGTGTGAGGCGAGGGCGGTGGAGGAACGGAACGAACGCGAACATACTGTGCAGGTGAAAGCCATTGTTGTGTGTGTTGAACCATAGGTGAAAGGTGTGTGAACTTAAACCTCATGTAGCAGCTCCTGGTAGGAGGTCAATAGATCTTTACCTTTAAGGGCTCCTAAAGTGGCGACGCCGAATTTCATTGCCAGCCTGGCAGAGAGTACTTTGGTGCTCAGTAGGGCTCGAGTGAGGACTCCTCCATTGCGGTAGAGGAAATCACCTGCAGAGGCGTGAGCTTCGCGTTGCAAGGGAGTGAGGATCTCGTCGACGCGGGAACCAAGCTTGTGACCGTACTGGTACTCGAAAGCGTAGCTGGTGATCACGTCGGGGAGTCGTCCTTCGGCTGCGCAGACAGCTAACTTTACGGCGAAATGAACAGGTTCGCGAATGATACCGTAGGCGCTGATGATGAAACCGCAGAAGATAGGTTGTTTCACGAACTCTGTTTTCGCGACGATTTTGAACAGCTTGGAATCTTTGACCCAATTGCGTGAGACCTTGGCAAAACCAACAATGAGTGAATCGTCGCCGGAGACCATGTAGGGTGAGTCCAAGTCGTACTGCAGGTTCATCAGCGCTTCGGAAAACATGGTGTTGAACTTGTAAGTGCCTGGTTCGCCTGTGAAACGCATGATTGCAGACGTGCCGAACTGGTGGTTCAAACGAGTCTTTTGGGTTTCGTACATTTCCAAGTAGATCTGAGGGATGTTGTAGTAACTCATGTGGGCCAGCTCGAAAAGCACCGCTTCAGCTCCCTGAGACTGGTCAAAGGCTGTGTAGTCATTAGTGGTGAACTTGGAGCCTCTGATGAAGCGAACGGCCCATTCAAACATACCAGTAAGGTTAGATTCGCCGAGGACAAAGATGTGATCCCTTTTGCGTTCGGAGTCCTTAGCCACAATGTAGCGCACCACAGGACCGAAAATGAGCAGCCATTGGTCATTCATTTGAGCGAGGGTCTGGCCAG